CTGCGAACGTCTGTGATGTACGAATTTAGGGTTGCCATAGTTGCCTATTGTAACCCTCAGGAGACTTTTCCCCCTACCCCTACTTTTTTGACGGGTAGGGGTACTACGCCTACCGCCGAGGGATTGCGGTCCTGCGCTGAATGTTGGCCTATGCGAAACATTGCCAACCGTTCAAGTCCGATTTCAATGTCCGACGAGTGGGTTGAGAACCCCAGACGAACTGCGTATGGGAGCTTATCATCATCCTGGTAACCAAAGATGTGCCTAGCAGCCTCGATAGGAACTGACGTAGGCACACCTTTTTTAAACTTATAGTCAACACCGGCATGACGATCAGCCAGATCGGTATCGCTATAGTTGGTTACATAGACTTCCATTAGAACGATACCGTGTCACCGTAAATGCGAATGTCAACAATGGCCGATGCCGCGTTGGTGACGTTTAAATACAATGCCGAGGTATTCGCTCCGTTGATTGCCGTGGTCAGTGCGTAGGGACTAGCAATTGTTAGGTCTTGGAACCTGTTAACAGCAGTCAAATTTGCTAATGAGACTGTTGCTACAACCGCATTGCTGGTATTGCCATCATTGGATGTAGTGATGTTCACGTTAGCCAACGACGCATTAGCATTTGCGTTTTGTACCGTAACCCGACGAATAATTACCTCTCCAGATCCAACCAGCGTCCCACTGTTTGTGAGTCCACCGCTAAGAAACGGGATAGCCACTACCGCATTTCCAGCCGTTGCCAAAGAGACTCCGCTGGCACGTGCTACTGCATAGTTACCAAAAGAGTCTGGAAGGTTTGCTCCAACTGCATCTGCGTTCGCCATGTTTACTCCTTAGCTAGTAAACGTGGAGTTTGCAGTCAAACCACCGTTCACCGTCAAGAAGGTGATGGTGTTTGCAGTCGTGGTCGAGTTGGCAACTACGTTCACACCGTCACTGATCAGCACGCCACCAGTGTTTGCTGGGGTCAGCAAAACCAACGCAGTTCCGTTGTTAGCGTAGATCTGGCTGTTCAGTGTTGGGAACATCAGATATACGCCAGCAGGAACTACGTTACCGGCAACGGTTGCTGGAGCGATCAGAGTTTGAGTGGTGAAGTACGCACCAGCCGTGTTGCTATTCGCACCGGCAATCAGGATCTTGTTTAGGGCGAGAGCCATGTTTCTCTCCTTACAGGGTCAGCGAGTTGTAAGAACCCACCCGAGTCATGGACTTCGGTTTGGTACTAATCAACTCAGCAATCATCAGCACGGCGCCGACGTAACCAATCTGCCAGTTAGGCAAAGTGGACTCAAACCCAGTAAACACAAACGAACCCTGTTCGTGGATGTACAAGTTCAGGTAGTTCGTGTTAACGAAATAGACCAGACCTTCTGGGCAATAAGGATCTGGGTAAATCGGAACGCCAGCAACCATCAATGCACGGAATGCGGCTTGTGGCCCGTTGTTGTCACCATCGAAGCTAGATCCTGGGGTGATGGTGTATTGCTCTTGACCAACAAAGTCTTGAGCCAACAGAGTCCAAGTACCAAATCCGCAAACACCAAACGATGGCATTTCTGCTCCGTTTTTCACGGTTCCAGAAATGTATTGCAGGATGTTCTGACGGGTTGGGTTGACGTTACCAGCGTTATAAACCTTCGATTTCCACCAGGTGTAAGTATTACGATTGATGTTGCCGTAGGTAGCCAGATTGGTACCATCGTCAATCGCGCCTGGCAATCCGATGAACTGCTGGGTGTTCGTAGTGTTGTTGTACAACGATGTTGCCATCGCGTCCATCATCACATTGGTCGCATCATTCATACGCGCTTCGATCAGCGGAATGATTGCTGCGTCCTGCTGAACCGCACCTTCCATCCCGAGGAATGGTACTGGCGTGATCATCAGCTTGAGGTTGAACTCAGCGTTGTAAGCACCCTGCTGGACAGATGGTTGAGCGAACGAGCCGCTGTAATCTGACCACTGTGCGTTTACAAACTGAGCGCCTTGGACAGGCACTGTTACGGATGACACACCACCGCTGGCTTGCTGACTGTTGGCAATCAGTGCTGCGAGAAGTGGGGTCGAGTTGTATAGCTGTACAACCAGCTTCGGGATAAATGCCCTACGAGTGACGTAAGTTAACTCAGTGTACTGAGTTGATCCCGTTGCCGGTAGAATTCCGCCACCAATAGGCATATTTATCTCCGGTAAAGTTTACAAACCAATAGGACGATTCGGACGGCGCAAATCTTGTAACGCGCTGACCGCTTCGTTTCTTGCTGCGCTAATCGGGTTCTTCCAATACTTATTCAGATCAAACTTCTGAATAACTTGTGGATTGTACCCGCTGGGTGTGGGTGTCGCGGCTTGCTTCATCCACTCGTGATACTCAGCGGCGGTTTCGTGGTTAGTGATTCCGCGCTCAAGCATGATTTTTTCAATGCCTTTGATGTCGTCATCAGAACTTGCCAGGCCCTTTTGTTTCAACGCATTGCGTCGCTTCTGCAGTTCTTCCACGGCGTCTCGCTCTCGGAGTTTGTTCTCCAAAGATTGAACTCGTGCTTCTGCGTGAGCCATCGCATTGTTTGTGTGATCTTCAATTTCCAATTCTGGGATCGGAAGATCAGGCTTAACCTTCTTAGTCATCCGCAAAAATTCTTTGCGGGTAGAAGGATTCTCAGCAAGCTGCTGGGCTAATGCTGCGAGTTCGTCGCGAGCATCAACTGATAAGTTTTCAAGAGACATTGTTACCCTCGTTACAATGTGGTTTAGATGACGCGCTTGCCGTCAGCAGGCTTTTGTACGGCCATCTTGTTCTTAGAAAGATCAGATGGCTTGTCAAGACCGCCGAAGCGAGAGAAACGTGGTGTGTTTACAATTTGCCCGTTTTCCTGACGATCATCAGTTGGGCGGCGTGGAGCAGAAGCTCCGCGAGGTTTAAATAGGTCCATTGCTTATCCTAGTCCAGGGGGTTTTGGCGCACCTGCGCCGGGTGTCATTCACAAAGGTGGGGCTGACTGAATTGCGGCTGACTCAGGAGTCATGCCACCAGCTTTGGGTAGCGTCTGCAACATTTGCAGAATCTCTGACTGCTGGAGTTCTCCAGTTTCGTTGCGTTTGCCGCCCAGCAAACCACCAAGTTTGCGAGAGGCTTCCATAATTGCCTTGCCTTCTTCTGACTCTGCACCAACTGCTGGGAGAGATTGGTCAAGAAGATCAAGCACAATAGAAATATTAATCATTGCTGCTTCACGAGTGCCCATCTGCTTTTCAGGCGTGGACATTGGAGAAGCCATAGGCGGTGTCTCAGGGGGTGAAGACCCTTGAGAAGAATTGGGTTGAGAAGAATCAGGTTTCTGACCTTTGTTCATCAACCCCATCAATTGTTCTGATGGTACGCTCATATGCGACCTTTTATACCTAATTACAAATCAAGTCAAGTGGGAGGCTCATCGCCCACCTCCCGCAGGCCGGTTCAGAAACCTGTTACGTTCGGATTACTTCCGACCTTTACGACCACGACGTGCCATGACGATCTCCTGGTTGCGGGGCCACTTGAGAAGGGCAAGCAGCCATACCCATCAAACTCTTTAAGAATTACCGGCGAGTCTTGCGACCGCGATTCATTGCTTTGTACATTGCAATTACCTTCGTGTGTAGTCACGAGTCATGCGGGAAGAATTACCCGCACTGCCCATCCTATTCGTCTGTGTACGGTACGTCAAGGATGGAGTCGTTTGTCTTTCATCTAGACTTTTAGCAGTGACGCGGGGTTGATCCCCGGTCTTTGTGTAGCCTTGCGTGACCATTATTGCTCCTTGGGTTTTTGAGCAGCCGCTTGTTGTTGCTGTGCGGCTTGTGCCGCCTGTGCCGCCTCCATCTTTTTGAGACGGTCTTTCAATTGCTGTTTCATTGGCGGTTCAAGCAAGTCTAGCAAGGATTCCTTGTCAATGACTTGTGCTTTGAACAGATTGAACGCCAATTGACGCAAATCTTCCATAAAGATGGGTGAATTGCTGTGTGCGTCCACTTTTACAGCGTAATTCTTGGGCAACTGCTCGGCAATAAACCGATTTCCCTTCGTATCTGTGTAATGCGTGTTTGGATACGCTTGCATGAGCTTGAGATAGAGAGTCGCCATCTTTTCTAGCGAATCTTCAAGGACAAGCGCCCGTTTTTTGGCACGAGATGACCCTAAACGGGCAAGTTGACTGGCATGACCGGACGATCTGACCCCAGATTCGCCCCGTCCTTGCAAAACAGAGACAATTCCAGAGGCTTCCTCAAACATTAAGTCGATTTCACCGATCTCACGGAAGAGATCTGGCGGCATTTGCGGAGCCAGCTTCTCCACTTTGGCACTTGGCATATCAGTGGACAAGATTCCGCCTGCCCGATTAAGAGCAAAATTCTTTTCATCTAGGATCCCAGTGAATCCTATGAGTGCGGTAGGTGGGCTGACTTGTTTGGACAGGATGTCCAGAATCTCGGTCATGCGTTTGTTACGCATTTGCTGGAGATAGATCAGACGGGAAACTTCCGACTGGCCCCAGTAGTAATCGTAAAGTGGCAGTGGGCAGATCTGAATGAATGGCAATTCGCCTTTCAAGAAGACCGTTGCGCCAGGTCTGTCATAGATGATGACATCAGGTTCTGCGCGAGTTACTACTTGGTAGTCGCCGGTTTCATCGTTCCACACCCAGAGTTCCGTCATCTCGACGGTTTCTTCTGAAACTTGTGCTTTGTAACGATTGCCGCCAGAAAGATCAAGGTTGACGTTCCCGTAGAGAGTTGGGTCCGTCTGGCTCATGATAATGCGCTGAACACCGTTGGCAACTTCGGTGCGCTCGTGCTCCATATACGACACGCGCTCTACGATTTTTTCCCGCTGAGGGTGACTGTAGAGTCGGTTAAAGAGTTCAGACTTCGTGATGTAATAAGTCTGAATTATTGCTTCTTGTCTGTCGGTGTATGGAGTGTCTTCTCGTAGGACACCCATGCTGGCCGGTTCCACGAGATACGGATGAATACCGTTTCGATAAACCAGTTTAATAAAGGTGCTGTTGTAGCACAGCGACCATGAAACCGCTGTCGAGAATACTTGGTCAGCATTGCTGTTTAGCCATTCATCGTTGAGTGCGCGGGTTAGGACCGGGAGTTTGGCCTGCTCATCATCTGGTACTGCCGCACCCAAGTCTATAGAGAATCGGGTGGTCTCGGCAGAATAGAGGAAAGATGACAACTGATCTATGTGCGGAAAGATCTTGTTGTACATGGCCGGTGCTTCGTCCGGTCCGTTCCCGAATAGATACCACGAGCGAAGACCTCCGTAATCGGTGCGCCGTTCTGGCATGGACACGCTGCACTTGTGGATGAGGTCTAGGTAGAAGAATTCTCGTTCTACCGGATCGCTCGGGATTCTCATGGGTTTACTGCCAAGTTCTCATGGTCAGCAATGTAACTCGCGGCCTTCGGTCCAGTCAATTTACCAGTGTCATGGGGGTTTACACCGACTGATTCTCCGCGAACTGACTGGGCAACCTTGCCAGCAAGTGCTGTTTGCATATTGATGTTCTGGAAGTTTCCGCCCCAGATGGCAGAGTCGCCAGGACGAGGTTCTTTTTCTTTAGGTTCTTCAGGGATCTGATGGTGATGGTAACCGGATTGGTTGTCACCAGAGCGAGTTGATTTGATGTCTGACATCTTGAAGTCTTGGGCAAGACCTTTGAGGTGTCGGTCAGCCTGTTTCGTTCTGTCTGATTTTAGAGCAACTGGTTTTAAGAAAACCATATTGAGTTCTGCGGTACAGAATTTGATAGGGCACTCGGGTTCATACGATTCGAACAATCCGTGTGACGCGCAAAGATAGTCGTGAAGTACGCTCATGATTCGTCCAAAGTAGGATAAGAGTAATCGTGACGATTACGGGGGCCGATAGATAGTTTGAATCCGTCAGGGGAGTTCACGATTCCCATGTGCGGGAAGATAGCAGGTTCTGGGATCTTTCGATAGTCAACGTATTGAGTCTGGTCTTTCCTTCTCATGACCTTGACCCGACCTTCTCTCCAGTTCTGGTAGGCCGCTGACACCCGACGCTGGGTGGTCTCACTCATGGGTGCGCTGTTGTAGATAAAAACGTCTGCCAGAAAGTCTCTGGAGATTCCACAGAGTTCAGCAAACTTCTGAATAGAAATACCACGCTCCTTATCTTTGAGGAGTTTCCCAACCAAGATCTTGAGTTCTTGTTTAGGGATTACGGTATTCAAGATTGTATCCCTTGTCTTTCAAAAACGAATGGAAATCTATTTCACAAAAAACGTTTTTGCATTCTTCTGTTGGGCATTTTATAAAAATAGATTTATGGCCTACCAATTTTCTGATTGCCGCATGATGACCCACCAGCCGCTCTAGGTCAAAGTCATCGTGGAGGCCTGGACCCATGTACTCGATAGAAAAGTGTTTGGCAATGTTCATTGGCGCATACCGCATCCCTAAAGATTCTAACTTAGGACGAAGCAATCCGCTCAACTGAACATCTTCGTTGATGAAAGGCTGTTCTGCAAACAATGAATGTACAACACCATATTTGCCAGGAGCTTTCAAGAACTTCTTGGATCTCAATGAGAACCCGCCGTTCTGTACAACGATGGGATCTTTCACATGAACCCAAGAGAAGTTGTAAAAGACTTGATTGCCAAGAATGCCCATGTGAGTAGGAGCGCCCACATAGTCGTACTCGTAGTACTCGCCTGTGAAGTTGTCCCCGTTGATTACCCATCCATCGTCTTGAACAACCAGACAGTACTCTGTGTCAATGTACTCATGCAGACAGTACATACAAAACATTGAGTATTGAAAATAATCCAGAGATGATGTTTGTTTCCAAGCAATATGGTCTGGCAATGAAGGAGGTCTCTCAAGAGAGATCAAAAGACCCCGGCTTCCGGGCAATTGAGAAACGCTTTCCACAATACTTGGGATAGCAGAAGATCCATCGTTGTGACCGTAGATTGCAACAACGGTCAGGTCAGTGTGTAGAGCCACCGTACATTCCTATACGCTTAAGATAATTAGATACGTTACGCCCAGCAGCAAGTTCTTCTGGCGTTCTGTTCTCTTGGGCATGAGACATTTCTTTTGTCAATCTCATCGCAATCAATCTGGGTTGAACTTGCTCGGCATATGCCACAGCGGCCAGCGCACTGGCAATCACTCTATCATCCTTGCCGCGACCAGGCGCACCGATAAACCCGCCCTCACGAACGATGCCCTTCATCTCGTCTAGCAAGTCCATAGACTTGATGTCCATCAGCCCACGTTCGAAGTAATCTTTCATGTAGGTCAACATCCGCTCTTTGGTCTGACTGGTTGTCAAGAACCCAATAGAGTTGGATAACCCTCCCATCGTATCGTTACGACGCCAGATGTAGTTCTGCATAGAACCCAGCACATCCATGATTCCGTGACCGGCAGTCCCCTGCGAAGCAGCCAGACGCTTGAGGTTACGCATCTCGTTGATCACCGCCTGACCTGGACCGTTGACTTCCAAGTTCAGAGTTGAGTTCTTGTACGCACCGGCAAGATGAGCGATCACCCACGCAAACTGGTAGGTGTTCATCTCACTGGTCGCAAACTCTGCAACCTGCTCCATGCCATTCGCATAGACCCGGAAAACTTGGATAGAAAATCGGTCTGCCCAGTCAGATGATCCATAAGCAGGATCAGCACCAATGACGTAGTAGGCAGTATCAATGGGTTGTTCCCAGACCTTCAAGGTCCCCAACTTCTCGGTGGACTTCAAGACATCTGTGTCTTGGAACATAGCTCCGAAGGCATACCGGAAACATTCCGGGTGAAGTGCACGAGATTTCTTGGCAGCGTCAGTACACCGGGAGTTTGAGAAGAAGCTCGTACCAGTCATCACGAATGCGTAGTCTTCCGTAGGAGGAAACTCCTGGTACATCAGCGCATCGTCCTTGATCCCCTCGTGG